CTCCAAAAAAAAAATAAAAAAAAAGATGATGGTCTACCGAAGTAGACCACCTAAGTAACAACATAGGAGTTTTATGTGTTTTTTCCCTGCGAAGCAAAGCGTTTATGATGTTTTAAGATCGGACTGATATCCGGTACAGGTAGTATCAAGTTCTCATCTCTCTGGTAAGCTTCTCGAAGCTTCACCAGATTAGAAAGTCTTGGGTGAGTCACATGGGTATCATTAAACCAAGTTCTACCCTCCTCATCTTCGGTGATGTAATACATTTTCAAAGGAAGATCAGACTCAATGAAGGCTTTCTTCAGTAAGGGAAACTGTTCGATCTTTAAGTAATTGGCATATCGGATATGTTCATAGAAGTTAGGGATACGCACCTTGTGGTAGTTACCCGCAAGACGCATATCACGGATCTGTTTCCTGCATTCATGACCTGAGATGACTTTTAATAACTCAATAGGTCTATCACTACTGATGAAATGCCAGAAACCTTCTGTATTGGTAAACTGTCCTAATCCCGGATAATAAAAAGGAGAGATCCATTGGCTATCCAACCATCTCCCTAACTTCGTACTACCACGATTGTCGATACGGATATGGTTGACTCCATCTTCACGGATCAACTCCTCCACACTCTCAGGACTGATCAGCTTCTGATGTTTCTTCTGGAGCATGGTTTTTCCCTTTCTTACTGTCTCTGACATGAGGACGATGGATCTCTTTTCTCTCTGCTTTACGGATCTTGTGCATTGAGTCTGCATAGTAGTCGATGTTACTCTGGATATCTTGTTTGACTTTCTGACGTTGTTCCTCTAAGACACTCAGATACTCAGGATCTGCTGTATGGATGCCGTGATCCTTACGCCATTCTTGTAAGTATCTTAAAGCATCTTCTTTACCCATGAGTAACACATCTAAAGAATGGGTAGATTTAGAACCATCTGCATTGTGTAAGGTAATGTTAAAGTCTACCTTCTCAACACCTAATACCCTAAGTCCTTCTAAGAATACCTTCCAAGTAAACTCAGGTTCACTGAACTTCTTATGGAAACTGCCTCTAGCATTAGAAGCAGCAAGGTTGTTATTGGGATAGATGATCTCTAAGTATCTTGACAATGACTCACTGAACCTAGTACCAGTGATCTTGAGATCGTGTAATATCGTGCGATACCAGCGTGCTAGTATCCCACCAGCACTGCTATTGGTTTCTTTGCTCTTTTTATCTGGGCTATTTAAGATCGGATCTAAGGGATTCTCACCTGACCTGATAGTTTTCTTCATAGTGACCTCTGCTTAACAGGATTTTCATCAGTGTTCTACTTACTGATGTAGCTTCTTAAGAAATGACATAATGTCATCTGGCTATCACGTAAGACATCATGCGAGAGTCTTTCTTTGATAGCACGTCTAGCAGGATTCTCTTCTTGAGAGATATCCTGTAATAATAAAGTTATCTGATTAATGAGATCGAGCACACTGTCTACTTGGATCAAATAACTGCCTTCGTAGACGGTAAAGTAATCCAAGGCATTTCTGTCTTGATACTCTGCTTTGTAGGGATCATGAGTGAAATGCTCAAGATCCTGATAGTGGTGTACTCGATATCTGACGGCTTGGTAGAGATGGCTGATAGATGGATAGCTGGTTCTGATATCATCAAAACCAGAGATGATGGTATCCAACGTCTCTTGTTTTTGCTTAGCAATAGATGCCTCCTTCTTCACCAGAGGAAGGATCCTTCGCAAACGATCCACGTGATATCCTTTAAGATACTGTGAAACTACCGCGTTGATGAACATTTTTGAGATGATATTCACATAGACCTCTCCTGTGTTTGTTAGAACAGAGTAGATGACTTCTACTCTAGTGGTATAATGTATATTTCAAGTAGCTTTAAATACAGGATATAAAGACATGACAGATGTAGTCGAAACTCTAGATCCCATAGAAGAGGATCTTAAATATACCCAGACGATACGCAAAAGTATTGTCACAGCGATCACCAACCAAGCTCCCTATGAAGAACTTATCCGCAATGAAGAGTTCTCTAAGCTCTTGATGCAGACTTTACGTGATATGGATCATCAAGCGCTGACCAATAAACGGATCAAGTCTGATGATGCTAATGTTGATAAATTGGTCGCTAATAAAGCATTGGTGGCTGAGATCTTATCAACATTGTCCCCTAGAGATGCCATCTACAGAAATGGCAGTAACCTTAACCGTACTTCTTTAGATGAGACAGATGGAAAGCGGGATTATGTCTTAGACGAGACCATGGTAGGAGAATCCAATCTCAATGTCGATGATTTTCAACAAAGACAAGCAGCATTGTAAGAAAACATACTTATACCTAGCTACACCCATGATAGGTGTAGCTAGGGTTTATGCCGCGTATACGTCCATATCTGCTTAAGCGGCATATACCCCTGTACACCAGATAACTCCAGTGTACAGGGTGCTCTTTCAACTTAACTCTTTTTTACCTATCCTATCTGCATAGTCATTGATCACACAGAAGTGATCTACTGGTAAGAAATGGATCTGTAGGAGTGGCATATAAGTCTTCTCAATGAAGTCAAAATGATCAAAGTCATTGACCTCAAGCCATCCTTTCAACTGCTCTATCTCTTCCTCAGTAGGTTTTCTTTCAAAGAATATCCTTGGACAATACAAACTGATATAAGGAAGTCCTCGATGAGCTAAAGCTTTTGCTCTCGCATTTAACCAAACATCGAAGTGATACATGAAAAGATGCGATACGTGTGTATACACCCAAGCACAATCCAGATCCTCTAAAGATACGTCAATAAACTCAATCTTCGCCATATCCAAGAGATGTTGTCTTAGCACTCCATGGAGATCACTTTTCTCAGCATCACTTAGCTGATACGGATGGATATTGACATAGACGATGACGTCGTTATACAAAGGATGTTCATAGACCTTGACCTTAAGATCAGCTACAGCTTCCTTTAAAACAAAGATCATATTCGATACAGCAGAATGCTCTAGTGTATTCTGATCTCTTTTTAAATAAGTTTCATCAAAGACCTTTTTATCAAAACCAGGGAATACTTCTTCTACACGACAATAGTAACCATCATCATCGATCACCACCATCCCTTGTTCAGGATCTAGCATCATCATCGTCCCCATACGGGTATCCAAGAGGGTATCGAGATCTATGTAGATCCCGATCCCTCTTTTCTGATAGACTTCCTCACTCATAGTCCCTGGATATCGCTGATATTGAAATGTAGGTTCAGTAAGATGATGGGGATCAAGAAGTCATTGTCCTTCAAGATACCCTCCATCTCTTCTTTAGTAGTCGTTGTGATCCGTTGCATCAGGCTATTGGATATTAAACAATCCACACCATCTGGGATACGGATCTGATATACGATCTTCTTGAAGAAGGTGTGGTATTCATTACCTGGAAGATCGAGTAATGCAAAGAACACACATCTTAAGGTCAAGATGAGATCCATATTGGTCTCATTCTTGAATATCGACTCTAATAGCTTCTTCAAGACTTCTTTATTTAAAAGCGTGTGTACCTTGAACCGAGTGATGATATCCATGAAGATCTGCTTCTGTTGGGTGCGGATATCAGCATTGGCTTTATCACGATTGACTCTTTTATCCAAAGTCAAAGAGATAGCTTCAGATAACACTGCTTTGATGTAGTCATGATTTAAAGAAGTATCTGCTCGCGTAGATTTCACGTAAGGTTCAGTAGAGTCTTGACTATAAGTCTCAGTCTCACCAGAATGAAATCTGCTACCGGGAGGTAATAATGTCATGGTAACTCCTCCTTAGAGATTGTTCTTAAGATGCATCGATGTCAGATGTACGTGTAAAGCATCTGTAGATTTGACTCTACCAGAGTAAGGTTCTATGGCTTTCAATGATACACCTCCTGTGTTGTTGATAGAGATGTTCATCTGTTGCATCCCGTATTTATCCCCACCACGATACTTCAAGAACTCTGTCAAGGTTTCATTAAGACCAGTAGCTGCTAGCATCTGTACTTCAGGATAAGAGATCTTAGCACCTTTAGAAGATCCTGCAGGTTGTCCAGTGAGGTTATCAATGGTTTTGTTGTTATCAGGGATGGATTTCTTCTTATCTAGGATCTGTGACTGACGTCTCACCGGAAGTCTTAAGATCAGATACTCATCCTGGGTGAGGTAATGACCCCTGTTGTCAGGGGTCTTTAGCCACAGTCTTTGGTAGAGTGGGATGTTGTATTTCTTAGCTACAGCAAAGTTTCTTGCAAGATCTAATTTAACTTCAGCACCATTGGGTGCGATCACAGAGAGATATTCTTTCTCATCATGGAGATCTTTAAGATATTGCTCAAAAGCCTCATCACTGAGGCTATTTAAGTATTTATCCATCCGATCTCTGTTAAAACCATCAGGTAAGATATCATCAATGGCTTCTAAGATGAAATCCGTGACTGCTTTTCTTTTGATGTTAGTTACTGCCACCATCATCATCACCTTTATCTAATCTGACTTCATCATCCAAGCTTTCCAAAGACTTCTTATCTCTTTTGGTGATGAAGTTGATGGTTGGCTTTAAGTTATTCACCCAGTCTTCTTTACTACCACTGTCCACCAGTAAGAACCGCTGATCACGAGTATCTTCTTCGTACTTACCCAGTTTAAGTCTCAATGCTCTATTGATAATCAACCGCTGATAGCTCATCGGAGATCCTTTAAGATCATCAGGACTGAGTCTTCCTAGTGTCCAAGCATCAGGATCTGGATGACCTGCTTCTTCAAACATCCCTTTCACTTCTTGGTAAAGATCACAGTCTCCCGCATCTTGATCATGCTCTTCACGAGACTTCATATCTGCTTTTAACTCTTCAAAAGCAGCTTCTACGTTGTTATCTTGCACTTCTTGCATAGTCATACTCACTTTTTACCTTTATTGACTTTATCAACTTTAATGGTTTTCTTATCATCCTCTAACCAGTAGGGATGATACTCACCGACCCGCATCTTTAACAGATCCAATACGGATAAGAAATAACTATCCTGGTGTTGATCCAAAGGACACCACCAGCCTCTTGTCTGACCCAAGATCATATCCCAATCATAGCCGAGGTTCTTGATGTCTTCATAGAGCACCTCTGGCTGACAGGCGAACCTTGGATCAATCTTTGCATAGCGGATACATTGCAATAACTCTGCACAGATGTTGATCGCTCTTGCAAGCTTAAGATCTTGATCTAAAGCAGACCTTACTTTCACACGATTTAATTTCACTTCAGGATAGAGTGCGCAATGATAGTTTTTATCACCACCAATCAAACCAAAGTAGTTATTCTTCCGTAGATAGTGGAACTCGGTTAGTGATCCTAACACTCCTTGACGTTGCGAGATGATGACATCTAAACTCATGTTAGAAGCACCAGACTTAGATCGAAGTTGTGTCACATACACGAGATTAAGATCAGTATCATCTTTAACGCCTTCTTCTCCTTGGATAGGATACTCACAAGTACGATCCTTACTGATCAAAGGAGATGACCCTGCCAGCCACCAGCAGTTCATCGTCAAGAACGTGAAATCCGGTGGTGCTTTGATCTTTAAGTTGTTCTTCAAAGCTGGTAATACTTTCACCTGAGGAGCATAAGGGTCGATCTGGATCTTCTCAACCACATGTGCGGTCATCGTCACGTAAGTAGATGATGCACCACAGTAGGAATGGGTCTCATTGATGACACGTGTATTGTTTCTATTCTGGGTCATGTAGAGCATGTTCGCTTTACTGTCCCCTATCGTGACATCATCACGCATCTTAGTAGTATCTTTGGTCTGGAAGTTCGTGATAGAGTCCAATAACACAAATGTGGGCATAGGTACTTTTAATGGATTCACTACTCCCTTATCATTGACTCTGTCTCTAAAAGGTGTTTCTACCAAGATCTCTTTACTTTCGATCTTGCTCTCCATGAACGCTTTAAACTCATCAAACCACACCTCCCCTGGTACTGAGTCTTTATCAGAGACGGACCATTTGCCTTCTTCGATCCAGTTAGCACCTTCTCCATGAGTGGCTTCATTGATAAACTGCTGTAATCTAGACTCCTGGATGTTTACTTCTGTATCGTAGACCGAGATAGAAGCATTATCACCCATGCGATAACAGCCTACGATGTTTCTATAATGCGCTAAAGTAGATTTACCTAAGTTACCACTACCGATGATCGCATCAAAGCGACTCATCCCACCATTTAAAATAGACTCCCCATGAATACCCGTAATAAAGGTCCCTGTGGGGATGTCAAAAAGACACCCCACATTGATCAAGGGTTTCACTGGAGATGCTAGTTTTGTATTCATACGCACCATGTTCATGTTGTTCTGTACCTCTTATTTGAAAAAGCTCATTACATAATCCTCTCGATTAAAAACTCTATGAGTCGTACGCGACACATATATCATCTTTATCTATCTTTACTGGAGTTTATCGTCTTATGCGCTATATCGATACCTTGGATCATGGGTCTTTGCAATATATGCTGACCTATCGCTTAACACCTTCTGTAGAGTCATTTACTTACTCAGAAGAAGGTTTCTTAGATGCGATCAAACGTATCATCCCGTCTATCATTGATAGCTTTAATAACTTTGCGAGGAAACTAGGTTTTGATGACAAACCACTGTCTTATCTTAGTCATGTAAGACAAGTGGATGTCAAAGAAGTCTCTAAGTCTCAGTATACTGATATCATGGACGTGATCATCCCGATCCCACAGTACTACACAGGGACTTATCTTGCTTACATCAGTCTTTTGAATAAGTTCTCTGATGTCCATAAAGAACTCTTGTTCAATATGGAGACATTCCAGAAGAACTTAGGGATAGCGTTATCCTCTCCTACAGGACTCAATCAAGACTTCTCTTCTGATCTAAAACGAGTAAGACAGCTTAAACAAGAAAGACAATCTCTAAAAGAAGAGATGGCCGCGTTGTTCACAGGACGTACTAATGCTGTCAAGACAAGCTATGGCAACGTCATCAAACGTAATGCTGATGTAGTAGAATGTGCAAAAGTCATGGCGGAAGTAGCAGATAAGATCAATGCTATCGATAACAAGAAAGTCGTCTCTACGACGAAAGATCTAGCAGAGCAACTCAATGCTTTCAAGAAGCATATCTCCAGTAAAGACGTAGTAATCAATGGTAAAACAGTACCGGATTACTTTGTAGAGTCTACACTAGAGCTTGCTGAAGAGATTGAGTTTTATGCATTGACACGATATCAGTATAGCATCTTCAAGTCTTTATTTGAAGAGATGTTGACTACAGTGATCAAAGCACTACGATAAATAAGCAAAGAAGAATATGCGTCATAGACCCCCTAGTGATACCTATCTATGGTATCACTAGGGATGTATGACGTGTTATCTATATCTAACTATGCTTGAGCTTGTTCATCATGCTCTTCTAGTACACTGCACAAGATCACGACATCTTTCTCAAACTGCATATAACTGTATCTCAGCCAAGGTGGCGCGATGTTCCAGACTCTCTCTACTTTGCTGCGATCCACCCCAGTCATCAGAGTCTTGATGATCGCGATACCACTATCACCCCAGATCTCCTGACGCATCGCCATCGGATATCTGAGAGATTTGATCTTATTTGGATCTACGGTAAGTTTTAACGCAAGGTTGATCCGTCTTAGATCCTCATCATCTATCGTGTCTTTCAATACACGATAGATCGAGGAGAGTGCTGTTGCTCTTTTCAGTCTCTCTGGTCTTCTTCTCACCAGGAATTGCAGTAACCAATATTTAAAACTACGCATAATGAGATTTACCTTTTCTTATAGTAAGTGGAGGAATACGTGGCTTGATAGATACACCAGTCATGGTTCTTTAAGATAGTCATCACGGCATAGTTCATGAACAAACTATCCTCTTCTGACCAGTTGAGTAATACCACTTTGTCGATATCTTTCTCAAGCTTCTTGTAGACGTTTCTTTCTAAGAGATCTATACCAAAGGTCAATGTGACGGTTTTCTCTATCTCTCCTATGTTGATCTTGGCTTTGATAGACTTGACATCCGTACCGATAGCTTTCTTGAACTGTACTTTACCTTTATTGCCTTCTTCATAGAGGAGCTCTGTGATATCAACAATCTCTCCAGGAAACTTATCCTGCAGATAGTAATTCGCCATCTCTTCCAGTAAGGTGAAGGATGATAAAGTACGCATCGCTAAGAAGGGTGGGTCTAAGATCAAAGTGATCTGATCCCCATAAAGAGATTTGATCTCAGCTCTCGTGTATCCAGGGGATTTCAATAAAACATCTTTATTCGCAAGAAGATCAGGATAGACTTTGGATTTTGCGATATGATCCAACATACCTGCAACGATGCAATCAGTATTGGCATCGTTATCTTCGAGATAACGAGCTTGTTCTAACATGATCCGATCTAGCACAACATCACTTTGCTGCAATGAACATACAGCAAGTGCTGCATCACTGATCTCTTTACCGACAAAGGTATCTTCGACTTTGCTTCCTAACTCACCGAGATAGTACTGGACAGGCTTACCATTTTTGATCTTTTCTAGATGATGTTCTATCCTGCTGGGGTTGAAGTAGAACCTTTCTGTCATCAGGAAAGGATGAATGGAAGCTTTACTATCCACCTGACTTAAATCATAGTCCTGGATACTATCATCTTCGATGACCCCGAGTCCTATCTTTCTTCCGATAGATGCTGCAATGGTTGCTAAGTAATCCGCTTGTTCATTACCAGGATGACCATCATGACCTTTGATCCAGTGGAGTTTGACTTCCGTATCTTTGCTTTTGATATAGCTTAGTTGATCATGGATGTCTTGCCAGATATCTTCATACTGGACTTTATTACCATCTTTCTTACGAAAACCATTGGTGCTCCATTGAGGGAGATAGTCATTAAAACCACTGACGACATTTTTACAATCAGAGTACACATGAGCTACTGCTATGTCATCATCAGTCGTCTCTTTCTTAATGATATCCAGGCTATCTCTAAAGGCTCTTAACTCAGCACCTATATTGCTATCATGGATACCGACTTTGCTATACTTGTTGAAGATCTTGATAGGTTCTACTCTGACTTTCATAGAGCCATTAATGACATTTTGGTATTTATCACCACTCTTCTTCATGGTAGTCACGTCATGGATGTCTTCTTCAGTCTCTTTTTCACCCAGCTTTACGTAACCTATCTGAGTGTATTTGTATTCATCATTGTAGTTTACGATATCCTGACATTTCTGGTAGGTATACCCATGGATACCATAGCCGATCATCCCAGGGTTTTTACCATGGTTACCACCGTCACAGTAGAGGACGATACCTTTAAGCATATTTCCATCCTTATATTCACAAAAACGCTATAAAGTATCCCTTATGGTTTATCTTTTTCATCACCGATACTCTTTGGTGCTGGTAGCGGTGCTGGAGGTGGAGGTAGTTCAGCAGGGAGATTGGGATCACGACCAGTATCATTTAAGATCTTCTTCACTTGCTGATCCCCTTTCTTGACGTTATCATCAGTCTTTTTATCTTGCAACGCAGCATCTGCTACCTGTTGGATCAATGATTTCTGCATCTCTTTCATGAACTCCAGTTCTCCTTTCATCGCATCTTTCTCTTCATCGGAGAGATTGGCATCAGCGATACGCATGAACATATCCATGCCACTTTCTAAGAGCTTAGAGTTGATCTCTGTTAGATGACGATTGATCTTGATCAGACGGTTATTGTTCTCCATGGTGAGATTGTAGTTGTACTTTAGACTTGCGTAAGCTGCTTCCCATTTATGATTAAGGACAGATCTT